GTGTCGCCTACTTCGAGTTGGACGTTGGTCATTTCAAGGATAGACGGGTTTGTGACCTCGTTGAAGAAGACCTGCAAGAATGATGTGTTAGAAGGGCCAAAAGTTTTTGCAGACAAATCTGGCACCGTTACTGTAACTACAGCCCGTGTTGCCGTTGCCGCAGCAGGAACAAGAACTTCGTTCTGATTGAAATCAGTCGCACTTCCACCAACTCCATAGTGGTATTCAAAACCAACGTAGAAGTCCTGTGTTGACTTGTAGTCAAAGGATACCGTTATAGTTTTACCGCTAAAGAAAGACAGGTCCTCAATTCTCTGACCTACGTAGGCATAAGTATTTGTGGCATCAGGCGCCATCTTAATGCTCTTACCACCCAGAGAAAAAACACCTGTTTCCTGTGTCACTGTTGGTGCTGTGGTGCTGCTTGATAAAATCCACCTATCAAGCGTATGACCATTAGACGTAAAGCTCGTCCCACGCTGTGCCACCTGCATAGCGCCGTTGATGATCTTATTCCTGTTCGACAAAGCCCCATCGCTGTAGGCATTGCCCAGAGAGGCGAGTTCACGTGCCTTAGACATTAGTTGCCCCTTTCAATGCGGCTACGTCAGCCTCTAGTGTTTCAATACGACCAAGCGCTTCTTGCAGTGCAGCGGTCAGCAGCGGAACAAGTTTGGATTGGTCGATACCCTGATAGACTGGGTTACCAGCCTCATCGACTTCGTCCTTGGAGCCAGATACAGACTCTGGGACAACAGCCTGTGCTTCGTGAGCGAGGAAGCCATCAACACGGGTGCCGTCAGCTTTCCATGCAAAGTTTACAGGGTTGAGGGAAAGCACACGATCAGATGCCCCAACAATCGGCTGCCAGTCTTCTTTGAGGCGGTAATCGGAAGAACTAAGGTAGCCAACAGTGTTGCTTGAAGGACTTAACTGAATTTGACCACAGTAATCTCCACTACCGTCATAAAACACAGCAGCGGCTTGGTTTGCAGATGTGCTGCCGACTTGAAAGCCACACGCATCACCAGTTCCCTTTACAAAAAGACGTGCTGAGTTCAGGTTGCTTGTCGTCCCCACCAACACTTTACCAGCGCTGTCGATACGCATACGTTCGGTGCCGCCAGTATAGAACGCAGAAGTAACTGAAGTTGTCGATGCGTTGAAAGCTACACTGGTAGGGCCGCTATCAATCGGACCAACATAGGCAGCGTTCCCAGCGTTAATGCCAAGCATTCTGACACCAACACCAGTGTTGCTCTCTGAAACAATATACCCAGCATTATCCATACGAATATCGCCAGCCACATGCAGCGGGTCTTGTGGCGAACTCGTCCCAACCCCAACGTTAGCATTGACGATCAAGTCACCCGTCATCGTATCACCGCTGGCATTCACATAGCGGCCATCAGCCTCGGTGCGGTTATACCCGTCAACTTGGGTTACACTTGCTTTAGAACCAATGTATCCACTCATGGTTCACCTCACGACTGTTCTAGGACTGACAGGATAACGTCAACGGAGGATGCATCCGAAGATGTAACCTCTAGGACATCAGCAGCTTCGAGGATGATCTTACCGTCTAGTGCAGACAGGGCAGACCCAGCGGGAATTGGTGCAGCCTTGATGAGATACACACCGCCAACCTGCACATCGACTGTGATCTGCGAGGCCGTGACGTTCGACAGGTTCATACCGATAACGACAGCTACCGTAGATGCAGGAACCGTATATACAGTTGTAGCAGAGGTGCCTACTGCGCTGGATGTGTAATTCTTAAACGTGTTTGCCATTTGTTACCCCAGAGCAATCGCCAATGCTAGCGCAGTGCCAGCCGCGTCAAAGTCAGTCGTGTTCGCCGCTGCCGCCGTGCCTGCGTCCGTAATGTCAGACAGCGTGTGCGTGTGGCTCGCAGCCGCAAAGTCAGTGTCAGCAGCGTAGGCCGCAGTGCCAAGTGCGGAAACCTCAACCTTATCCGAGTTGAGGTTGTTAAAGTTTGCGTCCACCTCGTTGTGGGTGAGCGGTAAACCTTTGCCTGCGCGTGTGACGATTGTGGTCATCTATCAGTCCATCGTGATGTCGAGGTCATTCAGCGGAATGCGAAGAACGTCACCGTTTGCAATCGTCTTAGATGCAGTCAGCGTTGCGTAGGCAATCATGTTGCCGCCGCTTACCGCGTCAAACACCGCAACGCTGGTAATGGTTCCCCAGTCAGCCGTTGCAACGTCAAACTCAACCGCAGCCGAGTTGGTTGCCAAGTTGCCGCTCACAGTGAATGCAACCGACTTGCGTGCATACGATCCGCCAGACACCTCAGTGCCGCCGCCTGCGTCAGACGGGGCAACGGTAAACAGGCCGATATACCAAGCGGTCGGGCGGGTAACAGCGTCAGCAGTCAGCAGCCATTTCAGTGTGGTGGTTTCAAAGGTGTCGGACAGGCTCATTTGTAACTCCGAATTTTCATGCGAAGCCCAGTGCCGCTAAACTTAGCTGCGTCCGACTTCTGGTTAAGAGCATCAACTGCTTTCTGATACAACGCAAGCCATGTAGACACACGCGCATCGTCGTTAAGGAATGGTGCGCTGTGAACCAGGGCACCGTAGAGATAAACGTCTGCATACTGCTCAAGCAGCCAGTTGCTTGTGTTGCTGTCAGACAGTGCGTCAATCTCAGCAAAGTAAACCAGTTCCGCGTTGTAGGTATCGTCTGGAACTGGATAGAACTCAAACTGCCCGCCTGTCATCGCGTAGTAACGCGGACGGCCTGCAGTGTTGGCGTCTTTGTATTTGCGGTCAATCAACTCAGCTTGGCTAATCAGTTCCATCGGCTCAGTCGTGCCGTCAGTCGTGTAGAAGCGGATCGATTGCAGCCAATCAGCAGGCACAACGCTATACTGGCTGTCAATCTCGGCAGTGGACCGTTTCTCCATACGCCAATGGCGTATAGCGCGGTTCATGTCAGCTTCAGCCAGAGCAATAAAATCAGGAATGACGCTGGTGAGGTCATCACGCAGCAGCCAGTTGGCAATCGCTGATTTCAGTTCTGCATATGTCGTAATGCTCATTTCTTAGAGCCTTTCTTCTTGGCCTTTGCCAGTGCGATTGCAACAGCCTGCTTTTGTGGCTTACCAGCAGCCATTTCAGTCTTGATATTAGCAGAAACAACTCGCTTTGACGATCCCTTGCGCAGTGGCATGTTAGCCTCCCAATAAGCCAGCAGGACGAGCCTGCGGACGCGGTGAAACCAGCACACCAGATTGCGGCAGATCAAAGCCATACATGTTGCGGAACTCTTCATTCACATCCGCAGCATAATTGCGCTGTTCTTCTTTCGGCATATTCGGAATGCCGCCACCAGCCGCAACAACCTCATCATACTTATCAGGTCCAGCGTTGTAGGCAGTCAGTGCGGCTGGGATGTCCCAGTTATACTTACTCATAAGTTCCTTGAGGTAGAGCGTGCCTACAACCTTGTTTACGTTCGGGTCCATCAGCAATCTGCGGCTGTCTTCCTCAGTGCGATTACCAACATCCTGTCCAAGCAAGCCAGCAACATCAAACACAGACGGGACGTTTACACGTAGGCTTTCCATTGTTTGCTCTGGATGCAACTGCATCAAGCCAACATAGCCTGTGTTAGATACGGCCTGCGGGTTGCCACTGCTTTCCTGCTGAACAAGAGCATCAAGCAGCCCTTGGAATGTAGCTACTTTGTCAGCCATCAGCGCAGATACCCAGGTGTGTTGTTGTAGAACATAGGCGCGACATTGCCGCCTGCCGAATATTCACGCGGGCCGCTTTCCATTACGCGGTTAGCAGGATTAGGCAGAATGCCCATCCGCATCATCTCAAGGCGAAGAGCAGTGATGTCATCAAGGCTAGACACCTGCACAGGCGAAACAGGTGCGCCCTGCATCGGCTGCATTGGCTGCTGGATCGTCTGCTCAAAGCGTGGTGCCTGGTAGTTAGCAACGCCAGCCATCGCGTCACGCATGGCCTGCTCGCTGCCTGCCAAGCGGTCTGCGTAACCCATCGGTCGAACGCCAGCCACGTTCAGCAGGCCGCCAATTGCACCGCCATATGGCCCGCCTTTGAAGGTATCACCAGAACGGCCCCAGCCGCCGCCGTTGAAGGCATCACGTGCAAAGCCACCAATGCCAGTGCGCATGTCAGGCTCGCCACGCTCACGGGAGCCAGCGGGCCGAGCAACTGCGTTTGCCGCAGCGGACAGAATGCCACCGCCCTCAAACTTCGCGCCTGACTGACCCTTGCCACCGCCGTCGAACATGTCCTTGATGCTGGTGTATTTTGCCATCTGCCTAGCCCATCAAAATAAGTGTTGACAGGACTATACAACAAAACTGCGGCTTATGGTAGCCTTCCGTGGTTCGGATGAAAACCATGCTCCAACTCTGCCAGCCTTCTGGCTTCAACAGCATCATCGAACTCATCATAGTATCCAATATGAATGTCTCTAATGCGTGAATGCCACTTTCCGTAATATCTATCCCAGCTAACGCCAACTGCACCGCTGGTGTTGTTTGAGCGCATTGAAATGTTTCTGCAATTATCTGTTCGGTCAACATCGCGCAAATTACATATGCGGTTGTCTGATCTTATTCCATTGATGTGGTCAACTTCATTTGGCCAATAACCATACACAATAGCCCAAATTACTCTGTGCGCCCTATATCCTCGGCTAAATATCCTACCCTGCTTGTATCCATTTCCGTCATTTGCAGTAAATGCTTCCTTTCCGCCCCAAGTTCTATTCCAGTGAAAACAAGTCATTTCGACAGGCTGCTTTCCCTCACTGAACATATCAACACTTCTATTTTTCCAAAACAGCTTACCTGTTTCTGGCTCGTAACGAAGCAATTGACGAAGTAGTTCTGGTGGTGGTAGGTCTTTAGTCATCGGCGCTTCCTTCCTTTGGCGCTGGTCGTGGGACGGGATGTTGGTAGCATCGCCGTCCCTTTAATTTAGTATATCAAGCTACCCCGCGCAAGTTCCTACGGATCGGGCCTGTCTTGCCTTCAAACATCTTGCCACGCTTGTCTCTGTAGATAGCAATCAAGCCAAACGCATCGGCTGCGTGCGATGCAAAGTCATGCTCTGGCCCAAGGCCGATGTTGCGCTTATCGTCGCGCTTTTCGTGATACCAACCAAGGGACTGCCGACCGCCTTCTGTTGTATCAGCATTAAAGCGGCAATGCGGGAACATCTGCCGTGCAGCCTCAATACGCATCATTGCTGCGCCTTTGCCTTGGTTTGGCACTGTCTCAGTTCTGAACCCAGCCTGCTGCAAGTAACCTTCAGGCGTTACCTTGAAGATCGTGTCATGCTTTACGCCATCGTGCGGTAGGACGCATGTCGCATCGTCGTATTTATTGGAGCGCAGCCAGTTTACGTGCGCAGCAAACTCTTGACCAACAGCTTCGTAGTAATCAAGAACACGGACCTCTGAACTGATTAGCTGCACGATCCAGATCGATGTGGCGTCAGCCTTGCCAGACGAAGAGCCAATGTCCCATACAGCGTAAACCTGCTGAAGCGGGTCACGCGCAAAGAAACCAATGCGGCCTTCAGTCTGCGCATCTGTCAGATGCCTTGCGTAATATGCGCCTTCAAAGACAGTCGCGTAGTCACCATCCCAAACGTGACCATAACGCTCTGGCCTGTTGTTGAGGTCATCCAGACGCTCTTGCTCAAGAACCTTTGGAAACCAAGGATTGTCTGACCAGTTCGCCCGCACAACGGCTGCGTCTGTCGGCTTGTTCGCGCCGCGCAGCAGCATATCAACTGCATCAGTTGCTAACTCTGGGTTCCAACTGAACCACAGTTCTGACGCAAGGCCGCGGCCCTGATCCTCCCAGCGGATTGTCGGGCGTAGCAGACCGAGAGAGCGAGACGACAGGGAATGCGCTTCCTCAACCCATGCTCGGTGAAAGCCTTCCATAGACTTCACACTGTCCGCAGTGTGGTCCTGCATACCTGTGAACGTCATGATGCCATCACCAGGCAGGGCGATAACATCTTTGTAGACTTTGAAGCCTTGAGCCTCACCCAAACCAAAGTCAGTTAGCTTGTCTTCAACAAGACGTTTAGCCGACTGAGCAAGAGACTTCTGCACCTCACGAATAGCTGCAACACGCAAGCCCTCACCAGCCTCACCAGGCCAGCGCAGAGCGTCCTCAACGGACAATCCCGCGAAGAAGTGTGACTTGCCTGAACCACGGCCACCCCACGCGCCTTTGTAGCGTGCAGGGCTAAGAAGCGGCAGAAAGACGCCAGCCGTAGGTATCTGAAGATTAATCGCCATCTTTGCTTGGATAGACGATGACGCGCTCGATTGCTTGCGGAGACATCGAACCGTCAGAAGATTTTGCGTCTACTTCCTGCTTGTCCGTGTAGCCATGCTTGTGCATGACCAGCTTGGTGATTGGGCCAGAGAATGCGCCTGAAAGACCGCCAGAAAGTAGTCTTCGTTCTTGGAATGACATCAAGTCTTTGTATATGTCGGAAAACTCTTCCTTATCGTCGTCATTTGCCCACGCATGAAGCGTGTCACGAGAAATACGAAGTTCGCAGGCAAGACCAGCAACGGACGGGATAAGATCGCCACACTGCTCCCATCCGCCGTAGACATATTCACGGCATTTTTCGAGCAGTTCTGGTGTGTATTTCGTAGGTCGTCCGCCAGCCATATCATCTCTCCATTTCAGCGGCAGTATAACATCAATGCAGCACCGCGTCATTAGACTGCTTAAAGTCTATGAGCGCACTGACGACAAACATGATTGAACATAGTATGTCGTCAACGTCTTCATCTTCATCCAGCATGTCATCAACAATCGCTGCGAATATCTCTGACAGTTCCTCTGCCCGTTCTTGGTCCGCTTCTGTCAGATCATAGTCAGCCATTGCTTATCCTATCCTCGGCAATGTTGAAATAGTCTCGATCCAACTCAATGCCGATGAAAGAGCGGTTGAGGTTTTTAGCAGCAACGCCAGTTGTGCCGCTACCCATTGTGAAGTCTAGCACAGTCTCACCCTCGTTGGTGTAGGTCTTGATGAGGTATTCCATCAGGGCGACAGGCTTTTGGGTTGGGTGGAGACCTCTCCCCTTTTCCCTATTGTTGAAATACTGAACAGACGATGGGTTCCTCATTTCCTTGTCATAAGTCTCAGGGGTGAAGCCTTTGAACTTCAAAGAACCAGTTGTTTCACCTGTCGTGGAACCATTATTACCGTAGTTCAAACGCGCAGAGCCTGAGCCTTTTCTTGGTTGCTTTATTGGATAGTAATTGTGCTTGCCGTCCGAAAAAACCAAAACATTCTCGTGCTCTTTCATTGGCTGATACTTCAAGGCAGCAAAATTAGAACCAACAGCCTTTTCCCAAATCCACTCATACTTAAACATCTTCACATTTGACATTACCAGCGCGCTCGTAAACGGCTGCGATGCAGTCATAACAATCGCGCCGCTCTTTTTTGTCACGCGCTTTAGCTGCGCCCACATAGGTTCAAACGGAATAACGCTATCCCACTTACAGGCAGTCGTGCCGTATGGCGGATCAGTCAGCACCATATCAACAGACCCGTCAGGTATGTCTTTCATCAGCTCTAGGCAGTCACCGTGCATGAGGCTGATCATGGTTAGACCTTCTCACTCTCATTTGTCCACATGATGACAGGATCAGCATACGGACCTTCAATCAGGATGACCTTTGCCAGCGCCTGATCATGGAATGCACAGTGAGCCTCGAAGTCAGTGACGCCAGCTTCCTCTGCCGTGACAGGATAGTCAAACTGGGCGAAGGCATCTACCACCTTATCCGTGTCCACCTCGCTGATGTTCTCGCGGGTGATCAGCGGAGACATCCAAGGCGTCCGATTTTTCATGGTGCCGTCAAAGCTGTTGTTCTCAATCAGAGCAGCCATGACAACCTCATTAGGACGCAGGTTGACATGCTTAACAGTGGCGGCTGGAATGTAGACTTGTTCACCGTTAGCGGCTCGCACAGCGAATGCAGAGCGGCGCTGGTCAACGATGTTGGTGATGATGATTTTCTCGAACTGCATATCTGTCTCCTAAAATGGAATATCGTCTTCGTAGCTTTTAGTTTTTACCTTGGTCAATTCTGCACCAGGGAAATGCTCTTTGGCAAGTTCCAATGCTTTGTGCGCAACTGAGTTGCGATACATCTCCAGCGCATGAACCATTTCACGTTCTGTGATCAGCGTCAGGTTAGGATGCCGATCCTGCACGGTCTGCCACGCCCTAGCATCGCGCATAAGGCCAAACGTCTTACCGTCTGCCTCGATATGCCAGACTTCATCGGATGCGGGCTGTGCGCCTCTCTCTGTGGCTTCACGGTCCATTGCTTGCAGACCGCGAATACAGACGGCAGACCATTGCTTTACGCCGTCAACATTCAGCTTATCAATTTCCTCATTCAGCCGAGCCTGTGCCATTCCGAACTTTGCCGCTGTTTCTGGTGTTACCAGTTCTGGCAAAAAGTCCACTCCCCACTTTCGGTCCATCTCCACCACCACTCGACTTAGTGGGCCGAGAGAAAAGTCTATGATGATTTCTTCCTGACTTTGGTTTGAGTTCAGTAGCCGATCTGACTTCTTCTGCCGTTGATATTTCTTCTTAGCCATCTTCATCTCCGGAATGCTGTGGTTACAGGTTACAGCTTTTTTCTATCCCCATACTATAG